CCCGAACGAGCTGATCAAAGCTTACAACGAAGATCCGCACCAAGAGATTGAGGTTCGTCGATGCACATACCCGGTCGCGAGATACGGCGGTGTTGGCCTGCCGAAAGACGCGAAGTTCGCGGTTATGTACGTCGCGCATGGAGTGCGCGCCGAATTAAAACCCAAAAGCGGTCAACCTTCGTTTTTCCGCACATGGCCCTACCTCGTCCGTCGCTGGCAAACCGTCAGCGGCGAACCCGCTGGTCGCAGTCCTTGCACGAGCGTCTCGCTCGCGACGGGACGGACGTTGAACCAGGCGCAGCTAGCGATCATCGAAAGTCTCGAAAAGCTGGTGAACCCGCCGCTGCTCGCGCCTGACGACGGCATCGCCGGCGAGATCCAAATCCGCGCGAACGGCGTGACGTATTACGATGCGACGCTGAATTATGGTTCACGCAATCCGGTCACTGCGCTCGAAGTCGGGCGTCCTGATTTCGGCATGGAATACGCTGTCGAGCGTCGGACGTTCCTGGCGCGGGCCTTCCTGCAGAACCTTCTAAGCTTCCCGCAAATCGACAAGCAAATGACCGCTTTCGAAGCGGACAAGATCTATCAGCAATACATGCGCGACGCCGCGCCGATCTTCGAGCCGATGGAAGCCGAGAACGGCGAGCTGATGGAAGCCGTTTTTGAACGGATCTATGATGCTGACGGGCCGACGAAGAGCGGCGGCTTTGCCGATCCGCCGGACGTGCTGCTCGAAGGCGAAGTGAAATTCGAATTCGAGACGCCGCTTTCGAGCGCGTATCGCCGCATGAAGTTCGAACAAGCGCGTGAGGCGAACGCCTATATCGCTGAGCGCGTGCAATTGAACCCCGGCATCGTCGACCTGATCGATCATGACGAGATGGATCGCGAGGCGCTGAAGGCGCTGGTCCCGCAATCGTGGGTGCGCCGCGAAGAAGATGTCGAGGCGACGCGCGAGCAAAAGCAACAAGAACAGCTTATGCAAGTCGCGGCGCAATTGGCGTTGCAAGCGGCGAACGCCGGCGTCGGCGGCAAGCCTGGTGAAGCGCCGCAACTCCCGTCACCTGATCCCATGATGGCCGCGTAATGGCTGAGCGTCCCGCGCGCCGTCCACCGCCACCGCCTGAAAGCGCTTTGTTTCGGACGCTCAAGGTTATGGGCGCGCGCGTCCCTACGGTCGACGAAGTCGCCGCGATCCGTGCGCTGATGCGAGGCAATGCATCGCCGGGTCAGCAACGTCTCGCCATGACTTACATGATGGTCGAGCTTTGCGGCGTGGGCTCAATCCCGTTCGCCGGCGAGAACACGCATGGCGCTTCCTTCAGGGCCGGTTCGATGGCGGCGGGCGTCGCTATGGCCCAAATCGCCGACGCCGTCCTGATGCGGTTTCCGGAGCATTCCGCGCCTATTCACGGCGAGGATGACAAACCCGACGCATGAATTTCGCCCGCAATCGCCTCCTTCGCTCCACCGCGTTCGTCGACCGCATCGTCGGCGCCTGTCTCATTCCCGAAGAGGGTGAGGGCGGCGGCGGCGGAACCCCGCCGGCTGATCCTGCGCCTGCGCCGACGTTCGACGCTGAAGCCTGGAAAACGACGCGCGTGAACCTGGCCGGCGGCGACGCCGAACGCGCCAAGGTGCTCGAAGCGTTCGAAACCCCCGATGCATTGTTCGCACGCGTCACGGCTCCTGAGCCTGTTGATTGGCGCAAGGCGATGGCCGGCGACGATCCTGAAGAGCTGAAGGCTTTGGAGCGCTACGCGGATCCTGCTGCGGCGCGCAAAGCCTGGAAGGCCGCGACCGCTGAGATCAGCGCCGGCGGCAAGGTAGATCCCTGGCGAGAACGCTACGCCTGAAGAGATCGCCGCCTTCACCAAGGCGATCGGCGTTCCGGAGAAGGTCGACGGCTATCAGATCACGGCCAAGCCGCCTGAAGGCTACCAGGTCACCGAGAACGACACCGGGTTCCTGACCGGGCTCACGGCCAAGCTGCACGAGAAGATCGCCGCCGGCGCCAAGCCGAACGACATCATCAATTTCGCGCATCAATTCTACTATGATGCGCAAGCCGACGCTGTGCTGAACGAAGTCAACGCTGCGGCTGACGCCGCGGTCGCCGGCGAGCGCGAGAACAAGGCGTTGTGGGGCGCTGAGTACGACGCCAACATTCGCACCGCGATCGCTGCGGCCAAGCATTTCTTTCCAGGGAAAGACGACGAGTTCGAAGCGCTGATGGGTACGCGCCTCGATACGGGTCACGCTCTGTTCGATCATCCGGTCATTCAGCGCATGTTTGCGCAGATCGGTCGCACCGCTGGCGTCTCCGAAGATCCGTTCTTTCAAGCCGCGCGCGGCGACAATCCCGGCTTCGATCCAGTCAAACGCAAGCAAGAGATCCTTGCCATGCGTGAGGGTACGTCGGCGCAACGCGCCGAATACATCAAGCTTTCAGCGCCAGGCGGCGAGTTGGAGAAAATCAACAACGCCCTGGCGAAGAAGAGGGCCGCTTAATCGCGGCTTGAACTGCCCGAAGTCGGCGAGCGCGCGGCGATCCGCTCTCGCTAGGCTTCCACGGACACCCCGGCTCGCCGGCTCCGTGTACCTCTGAGGCCGTGACGGCTCGCGCAAGCGACACCCCGTCATGCCGCCAGCATCGCCGCTTCAATCCCGCGCTTCGGCGCGCGCGCAATTTCGCGCGTGCGCTTCATCGAATAACAGGAGTGAACGGCCATGTCCGTTAGCACAATCGACAACACTTTTCGCACGATCTACAGCGACGAATTCAAGTTCGACTATGAGCGCGACATCGCGAAACTGAAGATGGCCGTCCGTAGCGATGGCTTGGTTCGCGGCGATACAGTGAAGTGGGACGTCGTCGATCCCGGCGACACCGCCAACACGCGCGGTCGCAACGGCGACATTCCGGTTTCTGAACTTGGCCTGAGCCAAGTGAGCGGTACGCCGGCTGAGATCTTCAAGAAGTATCGCATCGATAGCTTCGATGAATTCCGCAACAACCCGAACGTCCGCGCCGCCATGTCGAAGCGCGGTCGCGCTTCGATCAATCGCGGCATCGACCAGGCGATCATTGACGCTGCCGACGCCTCGGCGACGGCGATCACGGCGTCGACTGACGGCGCATCAAACCAAGCGGTCGGCTTGTTCACGCTGAAGAATGTTTCTTATTGGATGAGCTTCCTGCTCGAAGCTGACGTCCCGTTTGACGACGGCAATATTTGGGCCGTGATCTCGGTCAAGGCCGCGTTGCAAATGCAGCGGATCGCCGAATTCAAGTCTGCCGATTACGTCGACATGAAGGTCATGCCTGACGCGCCGGCGACCAAAGTGCTCCGTTGGCAGGGTGTCAATTGGCTCACCCACAACGGGCTCACCGGCAAGGGTACGGCGGCATGCAAAATGTACATGTGGCATCAAAGCGCCTTGGGTCACCAAGTCAGCGGCGAGCCTGAAGCGCACCCGTACTATTACGAGCCGCAGGACCGTTTCGAATGCTGGTTCAAGGCGTCGCACGTCGCCAAGACCACGCTCTCGCGCGGCATCGTGCGCTTCTATCACGACGACACCGCCGCTCTCGGCTGATCTTTTTAACCACTAAAGCGGCCCTAGCGATGCGCTGGGGCCGCACGGAAGGAATGGACTTATGGGTTACGTTTCTGCGCAATTGCGCAAGATCGCTGATTTCGGCGGCGATGTCGGCGGCGCGTTTTGGGCCTACGACACGCCTGACGCGAACGCCACCGTCTATGCGGCTGGTTACATCACCGACGCCTGGGCGAAGGGTATGCGTAAGGGCGACGTTGTTCATGTCCGTCGATGGACAACCACGATCCCGGTCGCTGACAGCGAAGTGCTCACCGCCGCCGGCACGGCGAACATTTTGCTTGAATACGCGGTCATGCCCGTCATCGGCATCTCGACGGCGGGCGCCGCTGACTTGGCGAACGGTACGCTGATCACAATGACCAACACCTAATAGCGCTGGGCGGGGGCCGCGTATTCCCCCAGCGTTCACGGCAGGGGAGCGAGGGTGCGGGCCTTCGCTCCCCTGTTCCGTTTTGGAGACATCATGGCCCGCACACCTGCAATCGCATCCAAGCAATCTACACCCCCGCGCTGCCCGAAGGGGTGCATGTTTCTGGAGCATGAAAGCTCTAGCCCGAAAGGTCGCGGCATCTGGTACGCTCGCGTTCCGGCTGAGCACACAATCGAGGATGTGCTTCATCCCGATTATTTCGGCATCGCTAAGGCCGACAAAGGTCTGCGCACTGGCGACGTCATCGACATTGAACCTGAGCATGGCCTTTGGTTTATCCGCGCTCGTGTCATGTCGATCCGCGAAGAGCTGTCGCAAGCGACGTTGCGCGAGTTTGAGGCGCTTCGCGAAGATTACGCGGTCGACGCTCCCGACGGCTACAAATTTGAGTGGCAAGGCGCGCAAGGTTGCTGGACGGTTTTCAAGGGCGCCGTTGCCGTCGGCTCCGGCTTTTTGAACCAGGACGAGTGCCGCGCTCGCGTTGACGAGCTTCAGCGTGAGCGCGCCGCGTGACCACGAAAACGGACGTCATCAATGAGGCGCTTGGAATGCTAGGGCTCCCGCCTTCAGCAAATCCAAGCGCCGATAGTCAATCATGGGTCCGGAAAATTCTGGCGCGATACAATCCGACGGTGAAGCTTCTGCTCGAAGATCATCCTTGGAATTTCCCGGCGACGCGCGTTGCGCTGGAGCGCCTCGCCACAACGCCAATCGGTCGCGAGTACGCCTATAACAAGCCGGCGGATTGCCTGCGCATCAACATGGTCAACAACACCGGCAACACTGCCGACGACGAAGTGCCGGATTACGACGACGAAGGCGGGCAGATCCTCGCCGACATGGATCCCTGTTATCTGTTTTACATTTCGTCGACCTGGATCACGAAAGAGGGGTCGTGGCCGCAGAAGTTCGCGCGCGCGGTTTCCGCTGAGCTGGCGGCGTTGAACGCTGAAGTCGCAACCAAGTCAGCGCAAAAGGGCGTCACGCTCGAAGAGCGCGCTGAGGCTGCGCTGAAGAAAGCCAAGACGTGGGACGCCAGTCAAAAGCCGTGGCGTCGGCTCCCTGGCGGATTGTGGGCGGGCGCGCGCCGTAATGGCATGCGTTACCGGACGAACGGCTAATGGGCCAGAATGTCCCGCTAGCGCTGTTCAATGGCGGCGAGATCGGCAAGGAAGCGCTCGCGCGCGTCGATCTGGAAGTGTATCCTTCGACCGCGGAAATCATG